CACAATAATATTTTGTTTCCATTTCATTTATCATTTCCTTATAAATATTAATAACCACCAAATCGGAATAGTATGGAAGGAATTATTTACTGTTTTCATTGTATTTCTAATGGAAAGAAGTACATAGGAATGACGGAGAAGGGATTAGAGTATAGAGTAAAGCAACATATAAACAATGTTAATAGGGATTACAAAGTCTCTAGAAAATTTTACAATTGTATAAAAAAATATGGAATTGAAAATTTTATTATTGGTATAATTGAAGAATGTAATACAACCCATTTGTCCGAAAGAGAAAAATATTATATTGAAAGATATAATACTTATCGCAATGGATTAAATTCTACATTGGGAGGAGAAGGAACATCTGGATGGAAACATACCAAAGAATCTAGAGATAAGATTAAACAGAGGAGAAAATATCAAGTTCTTACTGAAGAACATAAAGAAAAACTGAGAGGGCACA